GAAATGAGTAGGTCTCGTACTGTCAGCTAATGCTGTCAGCTTTAGGAGTTGCTTATGCTCAGGTATTTCACGAGCAGCAATAATATTAAAAAATGTATCCTCAATGACAGAGGCTACTTGTTGGGCTTCTACTGAATCACTAATGGAGTTCACATTCTCTGAGTCCATGTCACTCAGAATAGACTGAACCATTTCAAGGAGTGTGTTTCTCATTATGTTCTATCCAATACTACTACAAAACGTAGTTTAGCTGTGTTAGTGGATGCTCCATCACTTTCAACAGTAATGAAACTATCGGCTGTAACTGTATTGTTTGAGACAGGAACTAAAGTATCTACATCACCTGCAGCAGATCCTGAGGCAGTTATTGTCAAAGTTCCCATAGATGAACCTGCAGCATTCTTAACTGTAACAGTAGAATTAGATGATGAAATAGAACTCTCAAGAACTGTTACAACTTTATTTATAGTTCCAGCAAAAGGAATAGGTAAGTGAACTGTTTCTACTGAAGAGACATCTTCTAAATAACCATTTAAAGTCTCACCAACTAAGGTTTCTTTAGCTGTCCAAGCTCCTGATCCTGATCCATTAGCAACATATACCTCCCCTGAGGCAGCAGCTGCTACACCCTTAGGTTCATGCAAGTAAGGGTCTGTTAGTGAACTATGATTTACGTTTGCCATTGCAATCTCCTAAGGTGGAAGGAAGGGGGCCGAAGCCCCCAACCAATTAGTTTATACTTCGATGTACTCAATGACCAATTTGGCAGCACCTGCAGTAAATGCAGCTGTGTCATAGTCAAGTGATACATAAGCATCTGCAGCACCTACGGTTACAACACCGTTTACATAGGCACCGTCACAAGCTACAACATCACCATCAGCATCGATTGCAGTTACTGCGATAGCAGCATCGATACCTTGAGCAGCAATAGCTGCACCAGCAGCAGTCTGCAGACCGATGTTAAGGGCAGCAGTTGCACCAGCAAAAGCATCCGAAACAATCAAGCTTGCACGAGTGATGTATGATCCTGAAGGAATGAATGCATCATTCGCAGCAGGAGCAGCAGCAGTAGCAGCAATAGTAGTCGCATCATCGATGTCAATCATCAAGAATTTAACACCGTTGTTGTTACCACCAGTTAGGTTGGCTACGCCTTGATCCCCATCAGTGAGGATGTAAAGGCCATCTGCGTTAGTGTAAGACATTTAGTATCTCCTTATACTGTAGGTGTCGTGACAACACGAACCATGTTTTCAGGACGGTACAACTTAACACCATAACGAGCAGTAGTTACAAACTCGTGACGTTGGAAGTCTTTGTTATACTCGTAGTCTACCTCAGGCTGTTGACGCCATGCACCCACGAATGGATTCACAGTAGGATTAGCTGAGAAGAACAAGTTCACTTTACCGTTTGTTGTGCTGAAGTCATTGGTGGTTGTATCGTCACGTTCCTTCAGAGCAGTGTCTGTTGCATCAGCCAAGTAGTTTGATGTATATACATCGAAACCATAGACGTTAGCTACGAAACGCATACCAGTAGCAATACCTGAGCTTACGATACCTTCAAACTTAGGGTTGTTGGTAACAGCAGCAAGATCACTCAAAGTGTTGATTGTAAACTCAACTGATGGGTCTACAATAGCAACCATTGCTTGATCAGGTACATTAGCCATCTTCAGCTTCATGCGAGCATAAGCAAAGTCTTCGACTTCGATTTTACCTGCATTACCGCCTGAGAAACGGTGGATTCCTCCGTCAACCAAAGACTGATCATTGTCAGCTAAACCTGCTTCGGGAGCAGCCATAGTGGTTGTTTCGAAGTGAGCCATGATTGCACGATCTTGTTCAGGAACAAAACGGCTCATCAGTTCACTTGCGTAGAAGGTATCCTGCTCAGCTTTCTTAGTCATGTAAGTAGCTGATGACAGATACTTATCGACTGTGAAAGTGAACTCACCTGTGTCAAGTGGACGGTATTCTACGGAAGTATCTTCTGCGTAGTTGTCTACCTGTGCTTGACCGATTGATGGAATGTGAAAAGTGTTCCCATCTGGGAAACCTTCAAGCATACGGACGTACCGTTGTGCTTGCATTTCATCACGTAAAATCTCCTTAAGTTCCGTAGACCAGACTTCGGTACGGGTAAGGAGAGTAGAATTGGCTGTATTCATACCAGACATTTTCTTTTCCTTTTATTTAGATTCCAAACTTACTACCCAAACGACTTTTGTCTTCCATTAACTGTTGTTGTATTTTGGGCGTATAGTAGAGATTACGATTTTCCCGACGAAGCTTTTGGTAATATGACCAATCACGTTCTGCCGAGGCTTGCATGTTGACACCCTCTGTGCGAACCGAACCTTGTACCATAGGGCTAAAGGTTTTCTTAGGTTCACCAATAAGAGCAAAGAAAGCATTAGGCGATTCAGCCGCAATTTCTTTGATACGTTCCATTGACATACCAAGTTCTTGTGCTTTCTCTTGGATCTTAGCTTGGGCTTCTGTGCCGTAGCTCTTCTCCAACTCTTCGTCAACAAGTTTAAGATTATTACTTACAGTACTATCTATCTCTCGTTGATTGAGTGTCTGTTCCACAAGGCTCTTCAGGTCTTCCTCACTCAGAGTCGGATTGGTGTTTCCCTCTGTAGTGCTACCGTTATTATTGGACACTTCAGGTTTCACTGCGGTAGATTCAGTGGCCTTATTCTGAAGTTGATCAAGTATCTGGGCCTGATATTCTTGTTTCTTAAGATCCTCTCGCATTTGACTAAGTTGATCTTCAAGGTTTTTAATGTAGCCATCAGCTTCTAATTTGCCTTTAGCTAACACTTCAGGGTCTTTCCAGTTCTCTCCCTTTGTCTCTACGAGTTTCTGCAGATAAGATTCCTGTGATGGGGTTTCTTGTCCTTGAGCCTCTGAACTCTGCTCTGGCTGTTTGGTTTCAGCACTGTCAGTAAATACCATAATTTTATTCCTTATCTAGGTTGATAATGTCAAGCACTTGGGTTAGTGCTCTATTGTAGCCGATACGATCAGCTTGTTTGTAGGCCCATGATGGGCTGTCATAATCAGCCTGAGGAACTACTTCCTTGAGCATAGGCTCAAGTATTTCTTTAAGACGGTCAAGGCTTTCACGGTTTGACAAGACTGCTTGTCTTACACCGAACTTATCCTCTTTTGTCTTACATTCTTTAAACCAGTAAGATTTCATTTATTTCTTCATTGGTTTCTTTTTAGCCATAGGTTTCTTTTTCTCTGCTGGCTTTTTAGTTGTGTTCTTGTAAGGTTTAACCTTGCCCTTCATATATGGCATATTACAATCCTCTTTCTATTGCGATCTGTTGTTCCTCTTCGAATTGTACCTGAGCTTCGGTAGCAATCTTCTGAGTATCCATTTGCTCAATCACTGTGATGTTGTCAGCAAAGAGTTTAGGCTCCCCTAACTCGTCAGCTAAGATACGAGCAAATTCTTTTCCTGACAAGTGGGCACCTACTGTTGGGTCAGCTGCTTTGATCTGATAGAGTTGTGTCAGGTTTTGTACCCTTTGAGCACGTTCAGCAAAGTGACGAGCACCCATAGGAACAATCTTACCGTTGCCCTTGATGTCTTCTTTTGTAATCTCTTCGAAGAAGAAAATACCTGTGTCATCATTCAGGACACGGATTGTGTCAGCATAGTCCATGTTACGGCGAGCAGCCTCTAGCATGGCATTAAGGATTGGCTCAAGGAACACACGTTCAAAGTGAGCAGTTTTGTGCTGGAAGATACGACCAGCAGCTGTCATAAGCTGGTTGACCTCAAAGGCTGTCTTCTCGCCAGCTGTACGAATACCCATGGCTTCACGGGGAGCACCAGCTAACATCTCCATTTTGTTTTCTAGGGTCTGGATCTGGAAGTCAGCATTTAGGGCTGTGGCATCAGGGGCTAGGTATCCTACGTCACCTTCTTCACCTAGGTATATACGAGAGGCTGGTTCAAAGTCGAAGTCCTCTACATCTCCACGGATCTTAAGGATAGGATAGGCAATCTGATCAAAGACATCAGCCTTGAGGTTCTCTAGGTGATCAATTCGATACTGCATACCTACTAGATTGTCCAGTGGTCCCATGGCATATAGGTTGTCAGGGCGTTCTCTCCATCCTGCATGGAACACAGGGGACGTACCTAGCCAGTTAGGGTTCTGCTCATTGCTCATTACATAGGCACGATCTAGGACTGTAATGACACGGTTCTTATGGAACTCTTCGTTTACACTATCATAGATGTCACCATAGAATGTGAGGATCTCTACGTAGTTAGACTCATAGTATTCATTAAGTGTTGAGAACCCATCAGCTATGTATGCCTGAGACTTATTAATATCTACGTCATTACCATAGACAGCACTACGGCTATACATCATCTTTTCGAAGACAGCCTTAAGGTAGTCGTTCTCTAGACTCTCTTCCATCTTACGTTTGATTTCACCTAAGGTCATAACTGAACGGATAATCTTAGGTGATGACGCAAAGTCAGGGGCTGTAGGATTGAAGCAAATATCGAATGGAGATATACGGACTAGCTTAGGGCCAACGTAGTTGACAACCTTTTCTTCTGTGTCTTCATAGGTAGTGTAATCTCTTACGAAGTCAACAGTTGCGAAGCAGTTTCCATATTGAATATAGTCATTAATAAGTCTACTTGTAGTATTGACAAAATCAGATTGACGTACCTTGTTCTCCATGTACGCCTGAATAATATCTCGTTTACTTTTTAGATTACTTGAATCATCACTAGCTTCCCAACGCATCCATTTATTATTCGGGAATAAAGCTGAGAAATAATTAGCATGAAGATTGTCAGAAATCTGTGTCAGCTTAGGTGTAGTCGTACTGTTAGTCCAAGGTAACTTAGAGTTACTTGTAGTACGAGTATCCGTAGCATAGACATAGTTACGCAGTTCTTTCCACTCTTCAATCTTAGTCTGACGGGCCATATTCCATGTGCGCCACCGTTCAGCAATCTCTGTGCCTAGATTGTCAGGACTAATAATATTCTCAATGTCTACAGTTGTTCCAGCCATTAGAAGGAAACTCCACCAAATCTTGAATTGAACTGAACAACATTGTCAGTTTTTCTACGTATAGCACGAGAAGGTTTTACAGCCATGTCTACCACAGAAGCCAGTGCATCGATAATATCATCATGCGGTGGGTTACGTGTTGACAATTCTTCTTCTAGTGTCTGTATGTTACCGCCTCTGTAGTGCCACATACTCAGGTTATCATAACGTGGCTCAAGGATAGAAGCAATGCGTTCTTGTTTGTTACCTTGGTTCTTGTTAGGTCTGTACTCATCAATACTAATGGCTAGGCCGTGTTGCTTAATGAGTTCTTTTAGTTGCTTAACGATAGCCATCTGAGCAACGGTAACTTCTGCTCTTAGTTTTCTAAAGGACCACTTACCTGATAGTTGCATAATGTGCTCAAAGTATTCAGCTATCCTATCAGTCTTAAATCTGTCAATATCTACAACATAAACATTATTGTCAGCATCTATTCCTATGACAACAATGGCTGTGTAGTCAGCTTTCTTAGATAAACTAAATGCAAAGTCAACAGCTGCGAATACGTTAAGCTTGTTGTCTTTGTAGAACCAATGTCCGTTGTCTTGTCTTAGATGCTTGCGTTCATAGTATTGAAACTTGTCTCTACCTACAGGGATGTTGTCAGGATCTGAGGGGTCATTGTAGTACTGCGCCCTGAACTGTCCCTTGTCTAGGTACTGTCCTCGTTTCTTAGCTAGGATCTTTATATCGAACCCAAACCACTTACCGTCTTTACGTTGTTGACGAGGCCACAAAAACTCCCCTGTGCCATCGCCCTGATCCTCTACTGGTTTCTCGAAGATCTCATATATGTTTTCCTCACCTATCTTCTCACCGTTGTCATCGTACTGGTCTTCCATCATTTGAAGAAGATCGTTGTACAAGTCAGCAGGATGATACCTAGTACCTACGACCCACTCTTTAGCTTCAGCACCTTCAATAGACGAGAGAAGAGAGTATTGACTTTTGACTTTATTGCGTCCTTCACCCGTGTAAGCATTCTCGTACACCACGACATCATCCAAGACAGCAATGTCACAATGCATTCCTGTGAGTGACGTAGTAAGCCCACCAGTGAAGATCGAAGGGTCTCTAACATTTTCTTTCTTCCTTAATGGATGGTCTAACATAATCTCTGAGTTAGTCCATCTAGTACGTTTACCTTCATCAGGGTTGACATGATCAGGCCAGTATCTCCTGTGAGTATCTGACGTAAGGATGCCCTTAATAAACCCTAATTGTTTCTCTGCAAGGTTAGCTGTAGCTGAGATATAAAGTATCCTCAGGGTAGGATCTTTGGTTAATTCCCATGCAACCCTGTAAGCTATTAGCCTTGACTTACCATGGTCACGAGGGAAGAGTAATAGTTGGTGAGACTTATGGTCTTCTCTTGTCCACCAATTACAGACATCTTCATGACACTGCCCTAGGACTTGCTCAGGTGATACCAACCTAATAAAAGTTACTAAGTCTTGTTCAGCTGCATCCCTGATTTGTTCTAATGTAGCCATTATATCACAGTTCTAA